ATGCGCGAGGCGGAGCGATGACCGCCCGCGAGCTGGCAATCGCAACGATCGGCGCGCGCTACTTCGCGGCCATCGCAAAGAACGCGGGAGAAGAGGCCGCCATCCGTGCCGCGTGGCACCGGGTGCTAGCTGAGCAACACCAACAGCGCGCCGAGTGGGCGCGCGCAATGAAAGGCACGCCGTGAAGATCCCCGAACCCCAACACACCATCGCCGCGCTCATCGACGCAGCGCACGAAGCCAAGCGCGCATCGCACGCCGAGTGCTTCCGCCCGCATATGGGCGCGTCCACCCTCGGCGAGAAGTGCGACCGCAAGCTCTGGCTGTCGTTCCGCTGGGCGGTGCGCGAGAACTTCCCGGGGCGCATCCTGCGGGTCTTCCGCCGCGGCCACCGCGAAGAAGAGACGGTCGTCGAAGACCTCCGCGCGATCGGCTGCAAGGTGCGCTCGACCGGCGCCGAGCAGACGCGCGTCGACTTCGGCTCGCACGTCTCGGGCTCGATCGACGGCATCATCACCTCCGGCGTGCCCGACGCGCCGAAGAAGGCCCACGTCCTCGAGATCAAGACGCACTCGAAGAAGTCGTTCGAGGCGCTCGAGAAGGAGGGCGTCGAGAAGGCGCACCCGAAGCACTTCGCGCAGGTGCAGGCGTACATGCTCGGCACGGGCATCGACCGCGCGCTCTACGTCGCCGTCTGCAAGGACGACGACCGCCTCTACACCGAGCGCGTGGAGCTCGACAAGGAGCGCGCGGAGAAGATCGTCGAGCGCGGGAAGCGGCTCGCGACGCAGGATGAGATCCCGCCACCCATCTCGAGCGACCCGAGCTGGTACGAATGCAAGTGGTGCAGCGCGCACGACTTCTGCCACGGCTCGAAGCTGACGCGCGAGGTGAACTGCCGAACGTGCGCGCACTCGACCGCCGAGGCCGACTCGACGTGGACGTGCGCGCGCCACGACGGAAACGTGATGCCGACCGACTGGATGCGCGAGGCGCACGACTGTCACGCGCTGCACGAGCACCTCGCCCCGTGGCCCATCGCCTACGACGAAGCGGGCGACGCGGTGCACACGATCGACGGCGTCGAGGTGCGCGGCTTCGCCTCAACGGAGCTCATCGCGAACCCGAAGGCGTGCGTCGACCCGACCCTGGTCGCGCTCCGCACCAAGTTCGGCGGGAAGGTCGTCGGATGAAGCGCTTCTCCGTGTTCTTCTCTGCCGAAGACGGCGGATGGATCGCGACGTGCGAAGGCCATCCGCATCTCTCGTGGTTCGCGCTCGACCCCGTCGCGGCGCTTCAGGGGCTCGTCTGCCTTATCGGCGACGTGGAAGCGGGGAAGGCGTGAACCTCCGCCCCTACCAGCAACGCGCGATCGACCAGCTCTACGACTGGTTTCGCGAGGGCGGCGTGGGGAACCCGTGCCTTGTCCTCCCGACCGGCGCGGGGAAGTCGCACATCGTCGCCGCGCTCTGCGAGGACGCGCTCACGCAGTGGCCCGAGACGCGCGTGCTCATGCTCACGCACGTCAAGGAGCTCATCGAGCAGAACGCCGCAAAGCTGCGCGCGCACTGGCCCGGTGCGCCCATGGGCATCTACTCGGCGTCCGTCGGCCGCAAGGAGCTCGGCGAGCCGATCACCTTCGCGGGCATCCAGTCGATTCGGAAGCGCGCCGCCGAGCTCGGGCACGTCGACCTCGTCATCATCGACGAGGCGCACCTCGTCTCGCACAAGGACGAGGGAGGTTACCGCGACTTCTTGCGCGACCTCGAGCGCGTGAACCCCGCGCTTCGCGTCGTCGGCCTCACCGCGACGCCGTACCGGCTCGGGCACGGGCTCATCATCGACAAGCCCGCGCTCTTCGACGCGATCATCGAACCCGTGTTGATCGAAGAGCTCGTGCACCACGGCTTTCTCTCGAAGCTGCGCTCGAAGTGGACCGAGGCCGCGCTCGACACCTCTGACGTGCACACGCGCGGCGGCGAGTTCATCGAGAGCGAGCTTCAGAAGGCCGTGAACACGCGCGACCAGAACGAGCGCACGGTACGCGAGACCATCGCCCTCGCAGGCTCGCGTAAGTCATGGCTGTTCTTCTGCTGCGGCGTCGACCACGCGCGCGACGTGTGCGAGGTGCTGCGCGAAGAGGGCATCGCCGCCGACTGCGTGACCGGCGACACGCCGAAGAAGGAGCGCGAGCGCATCATCGACGCCTTCAAGCGCGGCGAGCTGCGTGCGCTCACGAACGCGAACGTGCTCACGACGGGCTTCGATCACCCCGGCGTCGACCTCATCGCCATGATGCGCCCGACCCTATCGCCGGGCCTCTACGTTCAGATGGCGGGTCGAGGACTTCGCATCGCACCTGGGAAGGCCGACTGCCTCGTGCTCGACTTCGCGGGCGTCGTCGAGACGCACGGACCCATCACCGCCGTGAAGCCGCCGAGCAAGGCAAAGAAGGGCACGGGCGAAGCACCCGTGAAGGTGTGCGACGCTTGCGCCGAGCTCGTGCACCCGACGTGCCGCGTCTGCCCTGCGTGCGGTCACGAGTTCCCCGAGCCCGAAGAGAAGAAGCTCGCCCTTCGCGACGTGGACATCATGGGCGCACCGCCCTCCGACGTGCGCGAGCTCGAGGTCACCGAATGGGAGTGGCGACGCCACGTCGGCGCGTCCTCGGGCAAAGAGTCGCTGCGCGTGCGCTACTACGGCGGGCTCACGGAGACGATCGACGAGTACCTGACGATCGCTCACGACGGATACGCGGGCGACAAGGCCCGGCGTCTGCTCGCGCGCATCGCCGCCGACGCTGGCCTATCTCCTGGTTGGGCGCTCGTCGACGACCTCGACGAGATTGCGCGCGAGATGAACGCGACGACGCCGCCCGCCGTGGTACGCTACACGCAACGCGGCAAGTTTGCCGAGATCCTGAAACGAGAATGGGCCGCCGATGAACGCGAAGCAGTGGCTTGAGGTCGTTAACAATCCGCCCCGATGTTGTCTGTCGTGCGACCACTACCTGTCGCACCGTGGTGAATGGGAAGAAGGTGCATCATGCAAGCAGTTCGAAGCAAGCCCGCCCCGCGAGTTCGTCGAGGAACCAAACGAGTGCGAGCACTGGACGGAGCTCATCCCGTTCTGAGGACCGAGCACGTCGAGCAACGCGAGTTCGTCAGCTGGTTCCGCAAGACGTACCCGGCGATCCGCATCCTCGCGATCCCGAACGGGTCGCAGCGCAGCCGAACGACCGGCGCACGCCTGAAGGCCGAGGGCGTCGTCGCGGGCGTGCCAGACCTGCTCATCCCGGCGTGGAATCTCTGGGTCGAGATGAAACGCGCGGACGGCGGGGCCGTAAGCGCAGCACAAAAAGACTGGCATCGCTACCTGGAGTCAATCGACCACACGGTGCTCGTTTGCGCTGGGTTTCTCCAAGCGAAAGAAAAAGTGGAGGAGCTAGTAAAAAGAGGTTGCTTCTAAGTCTTTCGTCGTTCATATTGACCGCACGGTGTTCGACACCGCACACTGAAAGAAACAAACAATGTCGACCTGCTGCCCCGCACACCGCGAAACCCTTCTGATCGCTCGCGCAGAACTTCGCGAAGTCGAACTTGATTTTGCTGCTGGACTCATCGGTGCGACGTTTGAACTTGTTGAAGCTGCGCGCATCAAGCTTGAGAAGCTCAGCGGAGGTGCAAACGACAAGCTCCACGAGGATCACTTTTTCGCTCGGAGCGCGCTTCGTTCGCGTGTTGAGAAGCGCCGCATCGCGAAACATTGAGTCTGAAAAACGAAGGGAACGCAGCCATGATGAGTGAAGAGCTGAAAGAGAAAATCAAGGGCCGAAGGGTTATTGCCAACATCAGCGGGGGCAAAGATTCTGCGGCGCTCAGCCTTTGGTTCAAAGAGCAAGGCATCGAGCACGAGCGAGTGTTCATGGACACTGGTTGGGAGCATCCGCTTACTTACGAATATCTCAGGGAGGAGCTCACTAAGGCAATCGGGCCGATCATCGAGATTAAAGCAAAGCGTCAGATGGAGGAGCTTGTCAGGCACAAGGGTCTTTTCCCGAGCAAGCTCATGAGGTTTTGCACGATGGAGCTGAAGGTTAAGCCGATGAAAGTGTGGCTCGACGATTATCGCGACGACCACGCGGACGTTGTTAGCGCCGTAGGCATCAGGGCCGAAGAGTCGAGGGCTCGCGCAAACATGAGCGAATGGGAGTGGAGCCAGATGTTCGACTGCGAAATCTGGCGTCCGATTATTAATTGGAAGTTGCAAGACGTTGTTGACATTCACAAGCGACACGGCCTTGCGCCCAATCCGCTGTATCTAAAGGGTGCCGAGCGCGTAGGCTGCTGGCCGTGCATGTACGCTCGCAAAGCTGAAATTAAGCTGATGGCCGACATTGACCCAGGGCGAATCGACAAGATTCGAGAGCTTGAGTCATATGTGACGCTCAGGGTCAAAGAGCGTCAGGAAGCAAAAGGTAACACCGTCGATCGCGATCACTCATGGTTTCGAGAAAAAGGAGGGCGTGGCTTTCGCCCAATTGATGAAGTTGTGAAGTGGTCGCGAACGGCAGACGGAGGCCGTCAATTCGAATTGTTCGATGCCGATCCGTCTGATGCCGGCTGCGTGCGTTGGGGACTCTGCGACACGCCAACGGAAGGCAAGAAATAACAACGACGCGAAGCGTCGCTAACTGAAAGAAACCCAATGAGCATCCTCGCCATGACCATCGCCCAGCAGCTCGCCGAAGACGCACTCGGGCCGATCTACGGCTCGCACATCGCCAAGGACACCCG